GCTATTGATCCAAATAACAGTTTAGTTGTTTGGAGTTATAGAGGAAGCGGGGCAACCGGCACAAGCACTATAAATAATAAATTACTTTGTTATAACTTTAACGTAGATAAATGGTCTACGGGTAGCGGACAAGATTTACAATTTATTAATTCCGCGTCGCAAGAAGCTTTTACAACTTTAGAAAGTTTAGACGTATTAGGAGATTTAGACGCTTTGCCGAAAAGTCTTGATAGTTTTTTCTACGACGAAGGTGTTGTAGGTTTAGCTGGATTTGATTCTAATAAGAAGTTCGGTAAGTTTTTAGGAGGTAGTTTATCTGCAACGGTAGACACAACCGAATTTGAAGGAGCTGAAAATTCAAGAAGTACGCTAATTGAAGCTAGACCAATAGTAGACGCTAACGGTGATACAACAACAATAACGGTAACACCGATTACTCGTTCGTCCCAAGCAGACGCTGTAGCTACGGGATCTTCGGTAACGGCTTTATCGAATGGAGCTTGTCCTTTACGAAGTACAAGTAGATACCATAGATTACGCATAGGGGTAACGGGAAACTTTACAACTATGTCGGGCGTAGATATTGATTCAAGAAAAGAAGGTAAACGATAATGGCTAAAAGACAATCAACTTTAGATAAAATTAGAAAAAAAATGGATAAGCTATCCAAAATCCACGAAAAAGAAGAAGCAATCTTTGAAGAAATCAATGAGTTGCTTGAAGAAGAAGATGATGAATGGGATGATAAATTTGAAGGAACAGATTAATTATGGCTACTAACCAATTTTTAAACGTACCATTGTCAATGCCAGATACGGCACAACATATTCGTTTAATTTCTTCGGTAATTAATAATACCGTAGACGGAAAGTTAAACGCGACCGGAGATGTAACTTTAACAGCTTCGGCAACAACAACTACATTAACCGACGCTCGTATAGGCGCAAATAGTATAATATTATTTATGCCAACTACGGCTAACGGTAACTCTGCAAAAGCAAATTTATATGTTTCTGCAAGGGGAGATGGAACGGCAACACTAACACATTCAAGCGACTCTGCAACCGATCAGACTTTCGGTTACATAGTTATTGGATGATTTCAAGAGTACCACCGGAAGATTTATATATTGTTTGGGAAGATGTAGAAAAGTTAATTAAGAAAGCATTAGACGACTGCTATGAATCAAAAGATATTTATAACGGTTTAATGCAAGATAGATTTCAACTATTTATTAGTTGGGAAAAATTTAAAGTAGAAAGCGCGGTAATAACTGAAATAGCAGCTTATCCGCGAAAAAAGATTTGTCGTTATTTTTTAGCAGGGGGTAACAATTTAGATAATTGGTTAATTCCGATTCAAGAAACTATTGAACAATTTGCTAAAAAAAACGGATGTAAAGCAATAGAAGTAGCCGGACGTAAAGGATGGTTACGAAAATTAAAAGGTTATAAACAAAAAATATATTTAATGAGTAAAGAATTATGAGCAAAGGTAGCAACCCAAGTAACGTAACAACAACAACTGCGCAAGATCCAAGTGATTTTGTAAAACCGTATTTATCGGAAGCTTTTAATCAAGCGCAGAATTTATTTCAATCAAACGTTCCGAATTATTTTCCAAAACAAACGTATACAGATTTTGCTCCTGAAACTTCTACCGCTTTACAATTACAAAGCGCAAGAGCTTTAGCGGGGAATCCTCTTTTAGGATCAAGTCAAAGTGAAATAAATAAAATATTAAGCGGTAATTATTTATCGCCTACAACAAACCCTTATTCACAAGCTTTATATAATCAAATAGCTGGGGACGTGACTTCAGGTGTTCAATCGCAATTTTCAAAAGCAGGCAGACTTGGAAGCGCAGCAAATCAAAGCGTATTAGCGGAAGAATTAGGTAAAGTTGCTAGTCAAGTATACGGCGATCAATACAATCAAGAACGCGATAGAATGTTCCAAGCGACACAACTTGCCCCTCAATTAGCACAAGCTGATTACGACGATATAGCGCAATTAGGACAAGTAGGCGTAGCTAAAGAAGATATGGAAATGGCAAAAATACAAGATGCTATGGCTCGTTTTGATTTTGAACAAAATAAACCTTACTTTAAGCTTCGCGAATATTTAGCTTCCATTGGTTCTCCTTACGCACAAACAACTTCTCAAACACAACCAATATTTAGAAATACTGGCGCTGGATTGTTAGGAGGCGCTATGACTGGCGCTAAACTTGGAGGACTTGTACCTCAAATTGGTGCTGGTATGGGAGCGTTAGGCGGAGGAATTCTCGGAGGATTCTTTTAATGAACCAATACGATATTTATAGAAATATGGTTTTAGGTGGATTTAGAGATAAAGCTACAAGTAATCCTGGAAGTACGAACGCTATAACTACAAATCAAATGAATAGATATTCTGCTTTAGGTAATAAAAATAGATTTAGACAATTAATGACTAACCCTGCAGCTTACGGTAGTTTACCAACAGCTCCGGTTAATGTTCCACAATTTGTAGATAGACAAGCTTTATCTAGGAACGCTAATAAAACAATGCCAAAAGGTAATGTTAGCCAAGACGGAACTCCGCCAAACTTTAAAAATAATTTATTAGACTACGTTCTTTCCCCCGAAGGTCAAGGATTTGCGCAAGGTTTATTAGAAGCTTCCGGTTATTCAACTATGCCAACTTCAATGGGAACGGCGTTAGCTTTAGCGTCTAAACGTTCTGATGAAGCGGTAGATAGAGAAGCTAAAAAAGAACAACAAGAATTTCTTAATTTAATAAAAGAAAAGGAATTTGGATTAGCTGAAAGTAAGGACGAAAGAGAACAACAATTATTTGACCGTTCAATTTTAAGAGATGATAAATCTAAAGAAATTTTTGATAGTATTAACAAAGACGATTATGCAAACGATAGAGAATATTATTCTGCAGTTGCTAAAGAACTTTTAAAAGAAGGTTTTATTGCCGAAGGTACGAAATTAGCGGAACTTGGAAAACCGACTACTATTAAAGATTATACAAAAGAAATTATAGGAGCAAGTAAAGACGAACAAAAAACCTTTAATCTTGTAAAAAAAGGCGTTGATAATTTTAAACAAATATTAGATGCAGCTAATGTTCAAGATGGTGCAGCTTCTTATGCTCTAATGATTAAATTTATTAAACAACTTGACGATTCAGTTGTTAGAGAAGGCGAAGTTAGAACATTTGGTGCATTTCAAGGTTTGTTTACACAATTACAAATTGAATTGAAAAAATTTGAAGGAAAAGGTTTTCCTCCTTCTGTTAGAACAAGTATAGTAAATTTAGCCAACAAAACGGTTAATAGATTAGTCAATGATTATGAAGATTATTCTGCAGATAGAAAAGAAAATTTATACGAGCCGTTAGGTATTCCACCTTCTATGGTTTTTGCCGGTTTAAATCTAAATACCGACGGATTAGATTTAACTAAAGAATATGTGGAAGAAGATTTTGATGCATCTTCTTTAAAATTTAAAAAAGATTTACGGACTTTGAGTACAGTCGATTTAGCTAATATTGACACTTCTGGTTATAGCGAAACTCAAAAAGAATTTTACGAACAATTATTAGACGAAAGAATTAAAGACGCTGAAAGAACAAATAAATGAGCGAAATAGATAAAAGAATAGAAGAAAAACGCATAAGACTAACAAATTTATTTGGTAGCGAAAAAGCCGATAAATATATTAAACAAGATATTAAGCGTAAAGAAAAAGAAGATTTATTTACTAAAGGAGTTAAAATTGGTTTTGAAGATAATATTTTAGGAATTGAACAACTTATACGTTCTTTAAATCCTAAAGTAAGCGAACGCGAAAAAGAATTACAAAATATAATTAACGAACGGGCTATTCAAAATAGGGATGTTTTAAATACCGGTTGGGGTACGGCTGGAAATATTTTTGGAACAGCTGCGCCTGCCGTTGCAACTGCTTTCATTCCAGGTGGGCAAACGTATACTGGTATGACTTTAACCGGACTTGGTTTAGGGGCAATACAACCAACAACAACGGAAGATGAAACTTTAGGAACGGAAGATCAGTCAAGACTTATTAATACCGGTATTGGCGGATTAACAGGTATTGTAGGTAAAGCAGGTGGAGATAAAATTTCTAAAATTCTTCAAAATAGAATAGCAAATCAACAAGGTAATTTAAACAAATTAAAAATAGCTAACCA